TGATGCTCATTGGATTAAACTTGTATTTTGTGATCTTCTTTCGCAGATCTACATTGTAGCCCTCGTGGAAGATGCTCACGATATCAAACATATGTACCGGTTGATCTGCTTGACCTACAACATCAATCTCAAGGCTTTCTTCGATCATGTCACACAGAGTTTCACGGAAATAGCGTTTTCCGTATTCCTCAAGCGTTTTTTGATCCACAACATCCTGATCTTGTACTTCCATATCTGCTTCGTAGATGTGCTTGTATTTGTTAATCAGTGGGCTATCAATCGTCACGGTTAAGGTCTGATCTTTCTTACCTTCCTCGTGAGCTTCGATAACCTTCTTAAAATGGATCCGTGTTCTCAGTTCTTTAGTGGATTTTGATTCTTGGAACGACTTCATGTTTTTCTTGTAGGCAAACAATGATTCGTTCTCAATCCCACCATGCTCTAATAATCTGACACTGTACTTATCCCGGACGAGATCCCCACCCCACTGCCCAACGATGGAATGCTTATCTTTTGCCAAAGCTTCCATCGCTGAGATATCTTTAAGATTGAGGGTGTGTTTTGACATCACGTCAGAAAAAAAAGTGAATGGTGTCTCCCGTTTGAATCCAGCAACAAGCGCATTCATCACAGTTGCTCCGTTTACTCGATCAACATTGATCTTGTTGATAGAATAACCGTTTAACAATGTAGCTACTTGATTGGCATATACAGTGACATATCCGTGTTGCTTCTCGACTTCAAAAATAGTAAAGTACTGCTCTCCATGCAAGTCGTCAGCAACTAATTCTGTTTCCGGAATTAACAATGCCCATTTGGGGTCTGATGTGGGAAATTTAAAGGTAAGCTGATAGGTGCTGTTAGCTTCCTGGACGATTTCAGAGCTAAAAGCTTCGTTAAGAGGGAAATTACCCTCTTGCAGATAGATCATACTTTATACCTCCAGTTCCCTTTGATTGTGATTTTTGAAACCGTTCCTGAAACTGCAATCCCAGACATACCTGGAGCAATTTCGAAGAAACCGCCTCGTTTTCTCAATGTATTTTTCAGATTTCCATTTTTGTCGTAAACATTTTGTTTTTTGTGACGACAGTCAATTGTTGCCTTTGTATCAATCGTGAGTTGCATGGTTTGCTTCCCAATGGTTAGAGAGACATCACCATTGCCCTCGATTGTAATGACAGGTTCAGAATATACCGTTCCTGGATTGTTTACTGTGCCGTTACCTGCTAAAGTGACTGCAGTATCATTATTTAAGTAACGGAATGGATGCATCTTTAACTTGATTTCTAAAGTCCAAGCATGCAAGCCGTTTTGTTTAAAGGATGCGCTCTGGAAATCAGCATAAAAAATAGAGCCTGGCCGATGACTAAACTCTATTTTATTTTCTTCCGGCTTGAATTGATTTACAATCATTTCGATTTCGCTTGTTTTGACAACGTATAGACTTACTGTCTTATCGTACCCATCATAAGCTCCATCATAGAGATTATAATCTCCATTGGCTCCATAAATCGTATTTGATTCGACCCTTGGTGTTGCCGTCTGGTCTTCTCCAAAATCTGTCACATAGCAGTTTGGGATTGATCTAGTGTCAAATCCATTTATAATCATGTTAAACATTAGATTCCCTCCCTCGCCATGATTTTAGAATATCTTTGATAGCTGTTTTGTGCCAAAATGTCACCGTCCAGGTACGTTTCTGAAGGCTTTTCAAGGATAGCAGTAAGGATCTTTTCTAAACTTGCTCTCAGAATTGCGATCTCAGCAACGATATTTTCACCACTGTAGCTATTTCCGGTAGAATTATCTTTAAACGAAAATTGCTTGCTGGCATTTTTGATTTCTCGCAAGAATTTAGCATCTTCTGGGATTCCGACCCCTGCCGCATATCTTGGAAAACCGAGATTTTTCATCAATCGTTTAGTTCTATCGGCTCGCAATACTTTGGATCCACGAGGCAAGTTGAGTACAACATCCCGTCCGTCTGGTATGAATGAGCTTCCGTCTGGTAATGTTACCATTTCTTTATAGACTGCATTTCGCTGGTCATTGACCATCGCAAGGCCACCCTCGTGGTAGTTTGTTCCTCTGGCATGTCCTTTAATTGATTTGGTGATCGTTGTGATGACAGTGGTCCAAGATGTTGGGATAGATTCGATTGCACCTTTAGCAACTTGCGCTCCAATAACTGCACCAGCGTTATCAGCAGAAATGATTTTTGTAGGAGATGGAGTTGCGTTCCATTCATTCTGCTTGTTGATAGCGCTCTGAGCATTTGTCACAGCATTCATTGCATCTGATTGTATAGGTTTTACAGGAGATGGAGTGTTATTCCATTCTTGCTGTTTGTTGATTGCTGCCTGTCCTTGATTAACGGCATTAGAAGCGTCTGCTGTTAATGGTTTTGTAGGCACAGAAAAGTTATTATACAATCCTAAAGCGCCCATAGCTTGGTTACTTCCTAGTGTCACTCCATCAGGAGTAGCTATTAGGTCTGTCTTGTGCTGTGTTGGTAAGGTTGTAATGCTTGCTAATGCACTAGCGATTGCGGTTTGTGTCTTATCGCTTGCATCAAGGTTAACTACTGGATTCATGCCGGTTAATGCTTGAGCAGCAAGCTTAACACGTTCCATCTTATCACTAGCAGCATCCTTAACAATCAATTCTTTTTCGGCTGGGGTTAATTGATTCCAATGCTCTAAAACGGCTTTCGCACGTTCCCCAGACTCAAGAAATGCTGTATTTTTCATCAGCAATTCTTTGACTTCTGCCGGCATAGCATTGTACTGGTCCAGCAATGTTTTGTTATCGAGAATAGCTTGCATACCTTGATGGTTGCCAACTACTAACTCTTTTTCTGCTGGAGTTAGGCTGTCCCATTTACCAACTTCAACCAAGGCTTCACCGATTGTCATCTTGGCATTTGTTTCAAGATTGGCATGCTTGAGAATAAATTGCATATTCTCCCAGCCGTTTTCAGCCTGCAATGCTTTTGTGACTTCTTCCTGAGCATTGGTCTTGACTTGTCCAGTTTTAGGATCAAATACCATTCCGTTCCACAAGAGGTTTGCATCTCTTGTCTCTTGTGACATATTCTGTACACTTTTAGCCACAAGACCGGATGAACGACCTACGATGTCAGCAAACTGATCTGCCTTGGCCATCATCTTGTCGTAATCAAGGCCAAGTTCTGCCCAGCTTTTTCGTAATTGGCTAAAATACAGCTCACGTTGTCGATCATCGCCAAAATTAAGAGGGACTTTTTCGCTCAGCTTCTTTTGGAGAGCAGCATACTCACGGCCAAATGCTTCCATTTTGGACTTGTGTTGAGCACTTAACTCTTCCATTTTTTGGTTATATTCGGCTTTATTGATAGTACCTTTGTCGTACTCCTCTTTTAAAGCTTTTGTTTGATCTTCGTAAAGTTTGATCTCATCTTTCAACCATTTAGCGACAACTCCGGATGCTTTCCGTAACTGGGTTTCGTTCAAATCGTTAATTTGACCGTTCATCGCTTTGATGATAGCTGTGCGCTCATCTGCAGAGAACTTCTGCATTTCCAGTTGTTTGTTGATAAATTGGTTCTCGTAGTCATAAATGAGAGCTTGTTCTTCACGAGTGATCTTACGTTTTTTGTCAGACGCATTTTGATAAATCTGGATAATCTCATCAGTCATTGTCTGGACATTTTTCTTTTGCTGTTCCGCTTGTGCTACAGCACGTTTTTGGACTTCCTCTGAAGCTCCAATTTTCTCAAGATTTTTTTGAGTTCGTTGGAGATCTTTGTCAATTGCCTTTTGCAAGTCACTTGACAGTCCCTGGACACTCTTACGGACATTTTCAACAGCCTGAGATCCACCGTTTCCGAATCCAATCATTGCTTGGTGGGCATCATCGATCCTAGATTTTAATTTCGATAGTTCTTCAGCCTGGACCTTGTTTACCGATGTCCCCCAGGTCCTTGTCCTCTCGTCTGCATCTGCCATTTCTTTTGCCACTGCAGCAATCACACCAACAGCAACTCCACCTATCAAGACTCCCCAAGTGACAGGGTTGCCAAGTAGTGCGATGCCTTTTGCCAATAAGCCTGTGGAAGCTACTGCGCCTTCCGCAGCAGTGCTTGTCGCAGTGATCCCAGTAGTTGCAGTTTTAAATGCAGAAGAAAGACTGCTACCTTGCTTAAATAGTTGGAATGTCTTGCCTAAGACAGAAAGTCCACCTCCAACTTTACCAATTCCTTGGGTAAGGAAGCCGATCCCCTTAGTGATACCACCAATTACTCCGATACCTTTTCCGAGAATTGATAAGGCTGGTCCTGCCCCTGCTGCAAGTAATCCCCATTTAATGATATTTTGCTGTTGAGACTCGCTCATTTCACTAAAAGCTTTTGCCATATCAGCAAGTTTTGAAATCCACGGTTTCACAGCTTGTAAACCTGAATTCATGGCTTTTAATAATGGGCCTCCAAATTCAATTGCCAGATCTGTTACCTGGTTCTTGAAGATCTTCAACTGAGATTCTGTTGTCTCGTAGCGTTTCTTAGCTTCGTTTGTGAGAGCTGTATTCTCTTTCCACGCACTATTTGACCTACGGACAGCATCTCCCATCTTGTCAGACGCAGAAGCCAGAGATTTGAGCATATTTCCTTGACGAATTCCAGACATGCCGAGTTCATCCAGAATGCCATCCATGTTTTTGCCTTCTTCATGAGCTTTCTGGAGACCTTTAATAAAGGATTGTAAAGCTTCAGCTGGTTTTTGTTTCCATGCTGTAGAAAATTGCTCTGCTGTCATTCCTGCTGTGCTTGCAATGAGCTGAAGCTTTTCTTTTGCTCCTTTACCTACGCCAGCGACAGCCTTTCCAATACCAGTAAGTGTTTGGTTCATCGCAGTTCCGCCTGCTTCAGCTTCTATCCCTACACTGCTCATTGCAGTTGCAAGTCCTAAAATTTCAGGCGTTGTTAATCCAGCAAGCTTTCCGCCTGCCGCCAAACGATTGGTCATTTCGACAATATCACGTTCTGTTGTGGCAAAATGGTTACCAAGATCTACTACGGCTGATCCAAAATGCGCAGACCAGGTACCCAGATCTTTACCAGAGACTTGCATGATATTACCGATTTTAGCAATTGATGACGCTGCTTCTTCAGAACTCAAGTTTGTAGAGACACCAAGATTGATCATGGTCTTAGAAAAGTCCTTGATTGCTCCAATTGGTACCCCTAATTGTCCAGCTGCTTCCGCAACGTTTGCAATTTCAACTGCACTTGATGGCATTTCTTTTGCCATCTCACGAATACTAGCAGATAGTTTATCGAACTGTTGCGGTGTTCCATCTACAGTCTTTTTGACTCCTGCAAATGCAGTTTCATAGTCGATTGCAGCTTTTAAGGCAAATCCAGCACTTGCAATCAATGGAGCTGTTACTCCTTTGGTTAGTGTCCCTCCAAAGTCAGAGACATTTTTTCCAAATTTTTGGATATTGTCTCCACTTTTAACCAAATTCTTCCCAAGGGCTTCCATTTTACCTGAAAAGCTATTTTCACGTCCAACAGCTTTCAAGGCTTGCTCTACTTTGTAGAGTTGTCCTTCCATTGCTGATAATTTTGCATTTTCTCGCTCAATATCAGCAGCGGCTTTGTCAAATTTAGCAGATCCAGGATCAAGTTTATCGAAGTTCTGCTTCATCTGATCGAGTACTTTTTTTTGCGCTTCAATGGCCTGTCCTAAAGACTTATATTTTGCTTTTAGGAGTTCTGTACTCTTACCATTGTTTTTCAATGTGCTATCGAGCGCTTTGACATTATTTTGGAAATACTTCACAGCGTTCTTTGCACTTGTTAAGCTAGGATTGAACTTTGACACGTCCAGCCCTAGTTCTATATACATTTGTCCTAGTGGCGTTCCACCTGCCATTTTTCCTCCTTTTACAAACAAAAAAGCCCAAAGAGGCTTTATGCTTCCATTTCTCCAAAAATGTCAGCCAGATCTAAAGACGCATTTTCGGTTTGATCTTTATCAAGATCAATAATTCCGATCAGATCTTCCCAGCTTAATTCCATCACATCATGGACATTCATGTTATATGGTCCATCAGCAACTTCCTTAACGAATTTGTAGAAACGTTTTAATGCGTTTTTAGGATCTATTTTTTCCCCTTTGGGTCTACATCACCCACAAGATGAGCATAGATTTCAGTGAACACTTCAATGATTTTTGCGAAATCAGTATGTTCTAGCAATTGCTCTACTGTCACATTTTCAAATAGTGACGCAATGAAGCCTAATTGTTGATCCAATTTTTCAACTTCTGTCTTATCTGATGTGAGTGAGTCGTTTAGTACAAGGTAATCACGATAATCACGAGTAGTAATTTCTTTACTAGAGTATAGTACATCTTCTCCAGCATCATTCTTCATGGTAAATGTAATTTTTGACATTGTTTGCCTTTCTATAATTAAAAAAGCACCGAATGGTGCTTATTTCATTTTGTCCAAATTTTATTTAAAAATTCAATTTTATTAACATCATTATTGGAATTATCTTTGTTCATTGCATAGACTATTGCGATAGTTGCCTTTCCTCCAGCTCTAATCACAACACTTTTTTTAGATTGGACTGCAACAGTGTCGTCATTAGTGATTACAGAATCGTATGCAAGATAATTCCCTTTATCATCACTTACAAGTATTTTACCTGGATTGATTTCAATGTTCGAAGAATCATTGTTTGTAATGGCTAGCGTTACTGTGACTGGTATAAAGCTGTTTGAATCATGTTCCATAGCCAGCATGCCAGACGTTTGCTTTTTTGGTTCGTTGATTGTGATTTGAGTTTTGTCGAAAAGAACTCCGTCCCCAAATTTGTAGCTAGTCAATGAATTCATTCCAAGAACGAAATCATTTGCTTCCAGAAATAAATCGTGATCTACGTTTGATACGTATGTAGAGAGCTTATCTTTTACCATGACAGCTCTGTCCTTCTCTTCCTTTACGCTCTCTAATTCCTTGTGTGTCTTAGAAAGTTGATTGTTGGAATTTACGAGCATAATAACAAGTACAATGGAAACTAGAGTGATCATAATTGTTAATGTTATTAAAACTGTATTTTTCTTATTTTTCATAACAAAACCTCCACAACTTATTATATCAATAATTGTAAAGGTTTACAACGATATAAAGATAAATAAAGGGGCTGAATGCCCCAATTATTATCCTGCTGCTGCCATACCGAGTTTTGCTTTCAATTTCTTGATTTTTGCTTCATCGCTACCAAAGTACATTGTACCGTACTTGTTCTTGGTTTGCTCATCAGTGCTTGCGCCTGCAGCGAATGATACATCTGTAGTAGCAAGCTCATCAGCTTTATCTTTGATCGTGTTAAGATCGATTGCATCCATTGACAGATTTCCTTTGTAGAATCCATAGTAAGCTCCACCACCATCTGGAGTGTTTGATTCGAGCAAGATAGCGACATCTTTTGAAACTGTGTCAGCCCCAAAGTCAAGGATGTCATCATCGTTTTCATAGCCGAGAGCTTTAATGTAAAGCGCTACTGGAATGTCCAAGAGACCAAGATCTACTTTGACATCTCCAACCCCACGGTTGTTTACATGGTAAGCGATGTTGCTTCCGAATGTTTTTGTAGGGTCAACAGCAAGACCGGAGATTTTTGCGGTTTGAGTCGCACCTTCTCCTTTTTTACCTTGGATGATAAAGAGGTTTTCTCCCTCTGTGATGGTTTGATTCCCATCCAAAATTCGAACTGTAAGGCTTTTAAAACCAACTGTAGCAGTTCCTTGTTTTTGTTGTGTCATATTAAATTTCCTTTCTAATAATCGTCATACAGCTTGCTCTTCCCTTTGTAAGTTCTAGCATCTGCATAGCGTTTGATTTCAGGGATCCATTCATCTAGACCCCCAGCGATTTGATAGAATCCTTGTGACTCCATCACCTTTTCGACTAACCCTTGCAATTTTTTGCATTCAATTCGGTTTGTCGATTCGACATTGATTTGATAAAGAAATGTTTTTGAAAAGCTTGTATTACTTCCCTGGTCACTTTGGATAGGTGGCCCTAGTGGGATAATAACAATACTCGTCTGATCTGTTGGTAAAGTTTCAGGACGCTCAAATGATTTGATAGTGATTTTAGAAAGTTCCTCATCGCTCATCAGAGCATCATATATTTCTGATATCTTGTCTTTAATCATCCAAGCCCTTCTCCTTTCAATTTAGTTGCTAACCTATATTTGAATTTTTCTTTGTTGGCTTCCGAAAATCTTCGGATAACACCGAATCCCCTTGGATGGGCCTTTTTTGCATATCCGAATTCATTCAAATGCTCCAACCTCCAACGTGAACCAGCACCAAAACCAAGCTTAACCATTGGCACTCCTTCAAAAGCACCCGTTACATTTCCGACTGTTGCGCTTTCGATTGTTTCTCCGGTTTTTCTGAAAACCTCTAGAGCTACTTGAAAGTCTTCAAGCGTTTCAGTTGCTGCGCCTTTCAAAGCTCTATTCGCAGACCTTCTCACTTTCGCATCGCCAAGCTTTGCTTCTAAATTCCGGATGACTTCATCGAAGCCTCTTAATGTAGCGCCACTAGTCATTTGATCCACCAATAACAACAATTAAATAATCACGGTTGTCATAATCGGGACGAACATCAATGATCTGCCATTTTTTATTTTCTAATCGGTGATCATTTACTTGCACGAAATGCTTATTGTCAGGTTGATAACTTGTTAAAGGATCTCTAATTTTCAAGGTCATCTTTGCAGTCATTGATTTTCCTGTTGAAATTTCGATATCCTTTAAGCTAGGTGAGTAGATTTTTGCGAATGTATAAAATACTTTCTCAAAGCTCACATCCCGGCCATCTAATCCTTCAAGTACTTTTGAGTTATAAAACTCTACTGGAGTTCTTAATTCGCTTGTATTGGTCTCTGGCTTCTTGTATTTAAACTCAGGCTTATTCATCTTCCACAACTACATCTTCGTTTGGATTTTCCGAAGCTACTAAATCGTATTCTTTAACAAAATCAGGTAATTTCTTCATCAATTCGTTTTTTCGATCATCATCAACTTCAAAAATGTCTCCAACGTGTCGGACAACATTTTCTTTCAAGTCAAAGAAATCTTGGATTGTTTCTAGCACTCTTTTCCTCCTATTGGGTGGTTTTGAAGTGATAACTCAAGGAGTTCTCCTTGAAAATTTGCAAAGAAAAACTCGACCTGATCGTTGTACAAATATCTTGCACGTTCCAAAACAAGCTCTTCAGTGCGAGAATCTGACAAATCAAAAGCTCCTGTTAAGTCGAGAATTGCTTTTTCAGATGAAGTCAACATCCTTGAAAGATTCCCGTCTTCTGCATCATGAAAGATTTTCATCCGCTCCTTGAATGTTCCTAGAAGCGGATGAAGTTGTTTTGTTTCTTCCATTCGGTGTCACCACCTATTATTTGATTTCCAATTTCCAAACAGCAGCGGTCTTTTCATCGTGAGCCTTACCGTAGGCGAATTGCTTAGCAGTGTAGAGGTTCAAGTCTTCAAGAGCGTAAGTTTCTGTGAAGCGTCCAAATTCAATACCACCACCTACAAATGCATCATAGCGGCCTTTGACGAATGTAGTCACTTTACCAGCGGTTTGAGCAATTGACTCAGCCAAGATCAAGTTGTACGGCATTGCTGTTACATACGTTCCCTGAGCATTTAGGGAAGTGTATTGTTTTTTAACATCCCATGCGTCTGTTGGGTTGACAACCATCACGACATTTCCTTCAACCGCAACTGGATTACCATCAGATTTAACGGAGTGATATTTGTAAACATTTGTCAATTCTTTGACAACTGTTGCAGAGTCCACAAATGTAAGTTTTGCAGTTTCAACAGCTTTTTCTGCATAAGTTGTTTTGTTTCCTGCTACAGTACCTGTAAGAGTGCGAGAAAGACCGATTGGTTTGCCATCTCCATCTCCGTTCAAGAAGGCGGCTTCCAAAGCAGCAGCAAACGCTTCTGTGATTTGAGCAGATACAAATGCTTGCAACCAAGCAGGACCGAATTTTTCAGAGTCTTTAGGAATGACTACAAATGCAGTCAACTTGTTTTGAATAGCTTCTTCTTCGTTGAAGGCTTGTTTCAATTGACCTTGGATTTCCCCATTGATCTTGCCCCAAACAGCTTCTCCAGTTTGAGTTGATTTGAGGAATTTAAGGCGGATACCAGCATTGCGCAATCCAATATGTTGCAAGAGCGGGCGAGATTTTACCATATCATCAAAGATACGGTCAACGGTTTCTTGTGGGAAGAGTTTTTCTACTCCTACAGGGGCAGTTTTGTCGATGTCGTTGAAGAATTCACGGGCTTCCGCAGTCAATTTAGCATCATAAGGGTTCATTGCTGAAACTTCCTCATGAGCAGCATGACGAGCTTGTTCCATCATTTCATTTGTCATCGACTCGATCATTTCATTGTAGAGTTTCGCTTGTTCTTCTTGAGGCGCACCATTTGCCACTGCGTTCAAAAAGTTCTGACGAATTTCGTTGAATTTGTTTGATAATTTCATTGTCATTATTATTTTTCCTTTCTAAAATGCAAAAAGACCGAACCCTTTAGGTACAGCCTTGTTTGTGTTATTTTCTGGACTTTCTGGAAGGGTGAATCTTTTCTGTACAAATTCACTATTTTCAAAAGTCTCTTTTGCAATCTGTCGAGCTTCTAACTTATTAGCTACCAGCTCAGCGATTTTATCGACATCTGGAGTCATTGCTGACTTCATCTTATCGATAAAATCATGTGGGATCATTGGAGTTTCGCTTGCAGCAAATGTAGGAGCAATTTCTCCAGCGAACATGATCCTGTCAGCAAATCCTTGATTTACTGCTGATTCAGCATCGAACCAGGTAGTCTTGTTCATCAGATCCAATAAATCGTCCAATGCTTTTCCAGTTTTATCAACATAAGCATTTGCGATTGACTTATTAAAACCTTCAAGCACTCCAGCTTCGTGAAGTAGAGTGTTGTGGTCTCCGTCAACTCGTGATGACACGTTGTGGATCATGATTTGAGCAGTAGGGCTAATTTCTACTACATCACCAGCCATTGCGATAACGCTCGCTGCGCTTGCAGCAATTCCCACGATTTTAACAACTACTTTCCCTGAGTAGGCCCGTAATGCAGTATAGATTTCGCTACCTGCATATACATCTCCTCCCCCTGAATTGATGTGAACTTCGATGTCCTCACCAGTTTCCGGAAGTACTACATTTTTAGGAGCGGTACAGTCCCAATCAAGCCAATCATAAAGCCAAGCATCATCGTTTGACACGATTGTTCCTTTAATCGAAATCACTTTCATCTTCTTTCTCACCTCCCTTCTCTACATCCTCACCAAGTTGATAGTTCTTAGTGATCAGAGGCTTGTCGCCCCACGGTACAGCTTCAAGGCCAAGTTCCTCACGGACCTCATTGATAAGCATAGAACCGGAAGAAATCAGCTTGTCAATACTTTGAGCAAGCGAGAATTTGTCTCTTTGCCCTTCACCAATAATGACAAGGCGCTTATTGTCTTTGTACTCATTTTTGCTTAGTAAAGCAAAGTTCAGACCATCGCTCATTTTCTTCACAAGTGACTGGTAGCAATAGCTATTAAACATCTTCTGACTATTTTCCAGATTAGCCATGTCTCCATGCATCAGCGCAGTTGGAATCCCTAAGATGTCGGCCACCTCGTCATCAAATTGCCTACGGAGCTTCTTGAGCTCATCTACGGATAGGTTCGATGTCCCGGTAGTGTTTGTCAGCTCTGAGTATTCCATTCCTTCTTGAGCTGGGACAATTGCTACTGTCTTTGTCGTAAATGATTTAAAGAGACCGTCTGCATATCGTTGCATCTTTTCTCGTTTTGATTCGTCAAAACTTGCATTCGTTCTAGTGCTGAGTACTCCACGAATCTGATTGTTTCGTGCAAGTGCTTCGACTAGTCGGGTGTGTAGTTTTTCATAATCGTTAAAGAGTTGAGTGAAATATTCTTGAAGACGATTGTTGTTGTATTGCAAGAAAATGACTTCATTCATCTTGAATGGTTTCTGGAAAGTATAGTTTTGACAACTCACAGCTGTGAATGTATCATCGAACACAGCATATTTCTGTCGGATGTACGAGTCAGCAATCAATAACTGATCATCATTCGACAAGAAAATTAGTACTTCGTTTTTGGTCAATAAGCGATAAACCGCCTTTTGCCAAAACTCAGAAGCTGATTCATTCTTATTGGGCCTTACATTTAGCAGATAATCCCAATCAGTAGCCTTCTTTTTCCCATTCTCAACAAATTTGAACTCAGATCTTGCAAAGATACGGGCCACAAATTCAGCAGCCTTATCAATCGACAGGCTCTTTAGTTGCAGATTTCCAAAGATCCGCTCCAGCTCATCAAATTCAAAACTTGGTTCTGGAACTTCTCGCTTGAATAAATTTAGCCATCCCAAGGCACCTCCTCCTTTCTAAAATTTTATGCCTACCACCCACCCGGATCTTTCTTTTATCGTTTGAAGAAAGATTTTTTAGAGCGTTTCAATTCCTTTTTGATTGATTCAAACTCTTTATTTGTTTGTTCGACATTTTGACCGCAAATATCTTCATGTCGTTTCACGGACTGGCTTAAAGTATTCAATTCAGCACTGATTGAACCAATCTTGTTCAACAATTCCATATTTTCTTTGCTTACTACTGCAAGCTCACATTCAAGCCCTTGAATCTTTTGTTCAAGTTGCTGTTTCTTCTTCATTCGTTTGTTCATTTTGTTGTCCTTTCTAAAATTCCCAATCTTCAATCACATCAAGAAAGTCTCCAACAGTACTTTCTTGAATGATTTCTCTCTTGTAGAGAGCAGCAATAAAGGCATGGAAGCCGTCAGTCTTTCGTCTCAACGGTTCCTTTTTCAAAAATCTCTTGTTTCCGTCTTTGTCTTCTTTGACAAAGGTATTATCGGTATACCAGAGCATTGATTTGTCGTTTTCAAAAATGAATCTTTCATTCGCAAATCCATCTTCAATGATTGGAGCTACCTTCGACTGTATCGCCCCTGGATTTCGCAAGAATTCATACTCAAAATCAGCTTCTTCCAGCAATGGTTTTAGCAAGTCCATTCTAAATCCATCGGCACAGACAATTTCGATATTGTACAGCTTACGCCACTGAATCAATTTATCAACCAGTAATCTTGGATCTATACTTGGGCCGTCTACGATAGTAAAGAGCCCTTGCTCCTGCCATTCACGGATTGGAGCCTTGATTTTAAACATATCCAAGAATTGCTTTCTGGCAAAACTGTGTTGCTTCCAGATGAACTCATCACCATTTTTAAAGAGTAGTCCCACACTTGCAAAGTCTCTGATGCTTGCGTAGTCAAAACCAGCGACACAAGATCTTCCTGCGAGATCTATGCCAGGGCTTCTCAATGCAGCTATTAACTTTTCACGAGTGGTTACATCTTTTTCGATGTCTGCTTCTGGCAGGTTCATCCGTTTTGTCATAAACTCTTGTCTGCCTGACGGTTCCAATTCCAAATCATCATAGTCGGCTTTCGTTCTAGCTAATAGACGTTTGGCATAGGGAGTTGTTTCGTCAAGCATAGGATTCGCTTTTGGCCAGTTGGTCATATCATCCACTTCTTCCGGATCATCTAATTTGCAGATAAACGGGAAAAAACGGAACTCATCAAGTTCACCATTCAAGATTTTCATTGATTTTTCAATCAACTTGTCATAAAAACCTTCTCTGACGTGTCCATTGGTACCATTGTAGAAGGTGCGAGCGTGGGCAATCTTACCAAGCCCTGACCGCTGGATTTTAACAGCAGAATCATTTTCAAATTGGTGAATTTCATCAAATTCAAGACAGCCATCACGGGCCGAGTCCATTGTCTTCGGGTTATTCGTCCGATAAGAAAAGACCGAGTTGTTCCCTCGGCCTGTAATAGACATTTTTGTTAAATAAAAATGATCTTCCAATCCTCTTCGTTGGACGGTTTCATAAACCTCCTCAAAAGATACTTTCCCTTGCTTCTCCGAATTGGCTGTGATCGTCACATCATAATCTCGAATTGGATATAGTGGGCTGATAAAAAACGTATCTCGACTAGACATAAACCCGTTCTTACCACCACCACGGGCCAAAGTAAGAAGAAATTCATCAAATTGAGGTTCACCGTCCTCTTTCCTGAATAGGAATATAAACGGTGTCAAGAATTTTTGATATTTAGCAAGCGGAAAGAAATTCTTTTCAGTGAACTGAATATATTTTTCGATCAATTCATTGTGAAAATAAAGATCATCCCTTGGATATATCTTTTCTTTGATGATTTTGAATAGCAGTGAGCGTTCTTTGTTGACTTTGATTTTTCCAGACTCAGCAAGTTCGATGTATTCATCAATCAGAGGATGAGAAATCACAATAGATCACTTCCGTCTGATAGTGGTTTCTTCTCAACTGGTGAATTTTCAACCTCAAAGTCAAATGATCGCTCAATCGCTAGTAGCTGATTGCTGGTTGTATTGATTTCTTTGATCAACGAGTTCGCCTTTTGAAATCTTTGTTGGCCGTTGTGGACGGTGATGACTAATCCATCTTGTTTGAGACGTTCTTTCAACTCATACAATAGACGGACCAGGTAGAGATAGCGATGAACTTTCTCATACTGAATTGCATCTTTCTTTCGTGTGCTGAAATTCCCGATTTTGGAAAGTAACTGGTTTTCCAATTCTTTTATATTTTTTTCTGAGTATTCTTCCATGAGCCCCCTCCCCCTTAAAAAATAGTGCTTTGCATTTGGACAATCGACCCCTCCCACCGGTTCCCAGAGACCGATTTTTTTCGATTTTTTTCGACCGGGGGGTCTTTGAGTTTTTCAAAATTTTAAATTTTCATCCCCACCATTCGTCAGAACGAAAATTTTTATTTTGCAACTTGGATGATTTGCGGAATTGAAAGCGATGATGTCGCTTATTGTGACACTCCTTGCACAAAGTACGAAGGTTGTCGATATCTAGAGCAAACTCTGGATAATATTCTAGCTCTTTGATGTGATCGACTTCGAGGTTATCTGTCGTTACCTTTCCCTGATCTCGACACCAGACACATTCAAAATGATCTCGACTCATTGCTTCGAGTCTCAGTTGTCTCCATGATCTTGAAAGATAAAACTCTCTGCGACTCTCTCTTGTCGAAACATCTACTTTCAATTCTTAAATCCTCTGTAACATTTCATACTTTCAATTATCTGTTTCTGAAATTCATTATATTATTTCTGAAAACTATGTTGTTTTTCTCTCTTGAATTAGACATATCTTATATTCTGTCTGATTCGCCCCGGCATTAAAAAGCCATTGAAATAAACGAATAGCAGGTAACTAATAAAACTAATTAGCGTTTTACTCGTTGTGTCTAATTGATAACTATAAATCAAAATTAGACATGGCTTTATCTCGTTGATCTTGTCTAATCCCAATGTACCTCAGCGTAATTGCAGGAGATGAATGATTAAATAGATCCATGAGCATTGCCACGTCTTTAGTCTTTTTGTAGTAATGATAGCCAAATGTTTTTCTCATCGAGTGGGTGCCAATGTTTTCAATCCCACACTCGATAGCTGCGGTCTTCAATATCCAATCGACTGTCCGCCTGTCCAGTGGTTTGTTTTTTCCGATGCGACTTTGAAACAGATAATGATGCAGTGGCATATCTTTGATGTACTCTCTGACTTCTTTCTTCAGAGTCTTTGTCATCTTTAGCTGTTTCCTTTTTCCAGTCTTCTGCTCTTTTATTTTGATATACCAACCTTGCACATCTTTTACTCGTATTCGCAGTATGTCGCCTACACGCAATCCGGAATTTATGCCAAATAAAAAGAGCAAGTAGTTTCGCTCATTCCATTCTCGCAGATATTCCTTCATGGCTTGAATATCATCCTTATCCCTAATTGGGTCCACAATGTTCATCGACTCACCTCCTTCCAAGGTAAAATAAAAAGCCAGCTTGTGCTGACTTGGTTGATATTAGGAGTACAGGATTCGAACCTGTGACACGCCAGTCATAACCCGACCGCTCTACCAACTGAGCTAACTCCTAACCCGTTTCATAAGGATCCATCGGTTCGGTTTTACCCGATGATATAATTTTACCACCTTATTTTTAAATTTTTTCCACACTTTCGACTGTATTTTTAACTTTTTTCCAAATTAATATTAATCTTAGTGTTCACAGATAGTTCATAGATTTTCTTTTCAAGACCACTAAAGAATGGCTCGATCACTTCCTTGTAGGCAAGTGACTTACTACAGTGCAAGTATTTGATCGACGCCCCTTCAACAGTTAGAGTTCCATCAATGTATACTTCTTTAATTGCAGCCCATTGTTTTTCTGGTGTCAAAATCTTGATAGTGCTGATTGCTTCTCTGAGCAATTCGAGACGATGTAGTTCTGGATCCGATTCTTTCTTGATGATATCGGACAGAGCTTTTGGAGTCATTACCTTATTGCTCTTAATCCCTGTATTTGGATCTGTTGGCTTCCAAGGTACTTCAATTTCTTCAATCCGTTCCTTGATTTCTTTCTCGAATGGATATTGCTTCAGGGCTAGAATTAAATATCCATATCTACTTCTTAGATTCATTCATTTACCTCTTTGGTGTAGACTTCCACAATTCCTTGCAAGCCCAAGCTTTCACGATAAGCAAGTGCGTCATGTCTATTTTCAAATTCTTTCTCAATGTATTTTGCTAAGTGTTTAGGATCGATCCAACTTGAGCGTCCATGGTATTTTCTAACAACATATACCCTCATTTATTGTCCTCCACATCGATGATATGATCAATAATACGCTTTAAATCTCTTATATTGTCAAATGGCAGCACTGCATCGTGCAGATCTTCAAAGTATGAATCGGTTACAAAAAACTCTTCCCCAAGTATGGCTATCTCAAGCTTGCCATTTATTTGGGAAATAGATAAAATTCTGTTCGCTCGCATTGGTATATGTACATTATCCAAACTCATCATTTCTCCTTTCTGTTTTTAAACGCTATCACACTGGCCCAGATCAAACCAGAGAGCCAGACTATGGCGAGTAGAAGATAGATAAAATTTTGTAAGTCCATGTTAATTCCCATCTATTTGTTATACAGTGTTACATTGCTTGAGTGAGTGTAATATACCTCGCCATTTTCAAAAGTCACACGAATACTATCTTGTTCGTCATATTTCGCCCATTGCTTCACTTCACCTTCGACAATTCGTCCGTCAGCTAGTCTGATTTTTGCGTATTTGAAAGTAAAAGTTGTTCCAATAATATCTTTATTTCCACACCCTGATAGTGTTATAAAAGACAAACAAACAAAAACTGTGATCAATAATTTTTTTATCATATTTCTACCTCTTCCTCTTATGCTTCATTCAAATACTGGTTAAATACATCTTCGTCAAGAACTCCATTCTCAATTAAAGTCTCAACAGCAATTTCAATTTTAATCAAACGATTTAATTCTTTATTAGGCAATGAAGCCATGATAATCTCTTCCATTATTTCACCTCTACTCTTTCTCCCGTGAATTTGTTTTCAAGACCTCTAAACAGTTCATATTCTCCGTTGTTATACGAATAAACTGCTGTCGTTGTCTCTTCCCACTGACTTCGTGTATATGGGTATTTGTTTGGTCGTTTCATTCTGTTACCTCCAAAAGTTCTGGATTTTCGTAAATGTTGCCGAGGATTTCTTCGGCCCCAGTCCAAGCATACCCCTCTAGCAAACCCTTCAGATATACAGCAGGCATGCCTCCTATGTATTTACCACCGTATTCTTTTTCTAGGTATACTTCGTGAGGACATCCTCTGGTACATTTTATAATATCTCCGACAAATACTTCCTTGCCATTCTTATCATGCAAACCTGTTGATTGCATGAGTTCAACTTCATCAGCCCCACGCTTAAAAGTGATAGCGTCACCAATAAAATCAAATTCACCACAAGCCCAATGAATCTCGTCCACTTCATACATTTTTTTGTAGGTCTTATCCCACGCTCTATATTTTGGAATCATTCCGTCGCCTCCTCAACTTCAAACAATGGACTGTTAAACACATCACCGAAACCACCAGCTTCAAGTTCTTCTTTGGTATGATAAACTTTCGACCCTCCAGATTCCTGAAACAAACCCATATACCAAGTATCTTCATTTATGTTATGCTTCAAGAATTCTGTGCCAGGTAACATTCCTTTAAGCTTCACAAAATATTTCTTCTCTTTCTCGACTGCGTAGCCATTGATCCAAGCAAGAGCGAAGAGTTCGGAATTATCCCAATACCATTCTGCAACTCTATCAGACATGCATGCATTTATTGAGTAGGACAGCGTATGACCTAGATTTTTCTGTTCTGTGATAAAATCCGCCACAAACTGCGGTACTACCGTCTTCTGCGGTTCGTCTAGTTGTTCAATAAGTTCAATTGCTGCGTCTATCTCAATATATTCTGCCTTGTTACCGAAAATATTCTTTAAACATTTTATCCGTTCAATCAACTCTTGTTTATTCATTCTTCCATCTCCTTTGGTGGTTTCGGATAACTCATCCAAAATACTGTGTCTTCATCAGTGTCCTCAAAACCAATTCCTTCCCCATAATCAACCCATATATCAGTGTATATCTTTTGTGTGCTTGGATTATAGACAAGGACTTCTTCATCAATTTCTGGAGTTTTGCCTTCCCAAATAAATTCAATGCCACCATTAAAATATTCCTTTTCATCTTCAGCCATATTCCTTGTTGTTAACTTATTCCATTCATAAAGTGCCACAGTTATGTCTGATGTTCTTTTTTCAGTAGCCATTTTTTTCCTCGCTCTCACACAACAAACCCTACTTATTCCATATCATTTTAACTACCATTAAAATCAAAATAGAAATTACTAGATCAGCTATTGCAGGCAGAAAGACATAGAACCAGCTCCAAGAGATTACACCTAACAATTTCAAAGCTATTAATAATAAAGTTAACCAACTAATAAATCCCATTAATCTACCTCCTCAACTTCAAAGAGTGGATTTGTGAACACATCACCGAACCCGCCTTTTTGCAGCTTTTCCATTGTGTGATGTGAGCGAAGATCTAACGTGTTATTGTCATTGCCGATATACCAATATTTCTGTAAAACGTTCCATTTAAGATATTTGCAATTTTTATCGATATTCTTAACCGCTACGATATATCGTTTTTCTTTCTCGATATGATAACCATTCACCCAAGCGTCAGCAAAGATATTTTGCCGATTCTTTTCATCTTCACAAAACCATAGATTCACTTCTTCTGGTGCGTTTTCTAGTGCAAAATGTAAAGTCTTGTTCCGGCCTCTCACGCAAGAGATCCAGTTTGCCACTGGCCGGGGAAGCGTGACTTTTTCTTTTGGTTCGTCTAGTTGCTTCAAGTCTTTCAAAACTTCATCAGTTGCGATAATCGCATAAATAGTATTCTCATACTTTGTCACAATTTCCCTTTTATTCATTCTTCCACCTCCTCAACTTTCAAGCTTTTTGATTTCACGTTCAACTAGCTCTTTACGTTTTTGTAATTCTTCTAGCTTTTGGGCGTCTAATGCTTTCTTGATAATTTCAAGCCGTTCAATATCCATCCTAAAATTTTCTAGGGAATCAACTTTTCGAGCATACTCTCTGAAATTATTCGCCCAATTCCATTCTTCCCAACCGAAACTATTGTTTAGTTCTCGCACTAAATCATTATATTTACTTCTTAAATCAATATTAATTTGACGCTGATAAAGCATTACAAATGTCGCCATTACCAGGACTGACACACAAGCTAAGAACATCACCCAATACATAAGTTCTCCCATTTATTCCACCTCCTCAAACTTTACGAACGTCATCCAGTGGGTTGTTCCTCTTTGTTGTCCAAACAAAGGTTTAAATGGAATGACTTTTAGCACCTCTTTTACATTCACCTGGCAATCTGACCACTTAAAAATTAACGTTCCCCCTACTTTTAAGACTCGCATGCACTCTTGAAAACCTTTAGCCAAATCTTCAGACCAAGTTTCTTTTTCAAGTTGGCCATACTGGGCTTTCATTATCGAATTAGGTCCAGCCCATTTTAAATGAGGTGGATCAAAAACAACTAGATTAAAAGTATTATTTTCAAATGGCATAGCACGAAAATCGCCGATAACATCAGGATGTACGTTGACTTTTTTACCGTGTATTTCAAAGTTTTCTTTTCTGATATCCATGAAAGTTGTATGGCTTTCATTTTTATCAAACCAAAACATCCGACTACCGCAACAAGCGTCAAGTATTTTAATTTCTTCCATCACTCCACCTCCTCAACAAAGTAAGTATGATATGTTCTTTCATTTCAATTCCATCGCTATCGCTTCGATGACATTCACGGTCACGCTATTGCCGGCTTGCTTGTATAGTTGACTGTTAGAGTTTACTTCTTTCGCCTTGTCAAAAGCCCAATCCGGAAACCCTTGTAATCTCCAACATTCTCGAGGTGTTAGTTTTCTGATTCGATAGCCATCTGATAAGTGATTATTTTCGTGATAGCTATTACTTGTCAAAGTAGGAGCGATGTCATGTTCTCCGCCTCGATTATAACCATGACCGCGCTGGATGATTTTAGGCTCAAGTCCTCCCCCTTGATACGCACGTATCGTTGGGGCTATCCCGTCTGTTCCGTAAACAACTCCGCTTTGGTTAAAGTTAGGTTGTAAAACTCCGATTTTTTTTATCTCGTTTGGTATAGCGATTTGTTTAGGTTCTTTGTAATCCCGAGCCAAAAGTGTACCGACTAAACCAGTCGGATTATAAACCACACTTCCCGTTCCTTTGCCTGTCCCGTTCGGGTTTTTAGTATTGCCGACAATTTCTATTTTTGGCTGTTGACAATTAGGTTCTTTACTTTCTCTCCTGAAAGGAAAAACGTTTCTGGTACATTGTCCTCTAAGATGTCCGACAATGAACACACGTTCCCGGTTTTGGGGGACTCCAAAATTTTTGCTGTTAAGCACTTGCCATTCCACATCATACCCCAGTTCATCAAGCGCTCCGATGATTGTTTTAAAGGTGTTTCCTTTGTCGTGGTTGAGGAGTCCTTTGACATTTTCAAGAAAAAGAAGTTTAGGTCTGAGAATAGAGGCGAACCTTGCGATTTCAAAGAAGAGAGTTCCTCTTGTATCTTCAAAACCTCTTCTAGCTCCCGCAATTGAGAAAGCTTGGCACGGAAATCCTCCACAGATAATATCCACACGTCCGATTCTTCTAATAGACTCATCTGATACCGTTGTGATGTCATGTAATTCAATCTCCCCTCTCGTATCGTGTATGGCTTTATAAGACTTGCGAGCAAATTTGTCAATTTCGCAAAACCCTACACATTCATGCCCAGCGGATTCTATCCCAAGACGAAATCCACCAATTCCTGCAAATAGATCCAAAAATTTCATTCAGCACCTCTCAAAACGGCAAATCACTTTCATCAATGTCCATCGGATTTGCATAGTTAGGTGGCATTTGTTCTGTCATGCTATTCTGATTGGCAGTGTTATCACGTTTTTCCAAAACTTGGAAGTTCTCTGCAACAACTTCAGTCACATATACACGTTTCCCATCATTGCCTTCATAGCTTCGAGTCTGAATTCTTCCAGTGATTCCAACCAACATTCCTTTCTTTGTCCAATTGCAAAATCTTTCTGCTTGCTCTCTCCACATCACGCAGTTGATGAAGTCTGCATCATATTCGCCATTTGCATTTTTGAAATTTCGATTGCATGCGACATTGAATTGAGCTGTTGCGATATTGCTCGGTGTATAGCGTAGCTCTGCATCTCTGGTTAACCGACCAATAAGAGTCACATTGTTGATCATTGTTATCCTCCCACATTATTCATTTCGGCAGCTTCCTTAACTGCTTCTGCTTTCTTTCGTTCCTGGATTTGGTACTCCCGATTTAATTTGTTTAGGATTACCTCTTGCGCAGTATTTTGTTCAGCAAAGCGCTGAATACTTAATTCATGCTCTTGAATAGTCCACTGCATATCCTTGATTGTTTTTTCTTGTTCGGCCAATCTGGAGTTGAGATTGATAGCAACTACCAATGTAACTCCTGCCAGCAATACCAAGTTAATGATTAGCCAATCAATTTTACGTTTCATCTTCTTTTACCCTTTCTAGTTTTAGATGTCCTGCATTTCGTCCTTGTTCGTTTAAGTGAATGTAGTATTTGAGTAATACACTATCTTTTCCAGTAATTCTGCTCAGTTCTTTTAAAGTCCCTGTACAGATATACTTATCACGATCATATAGCTTATAGTCGGCAAGAATTTCCGGATCACCCATCAAAGTTTTTTCCTCAATACCGAAATACTCGCACAATTCTTGGACATGGCTAGGATTGATATCATCTTTAGTGATCCATTCTTGTATCGTCTGTTCACCACGATAAAGATTTCTAGAGAGTTCTTTGCGAGTGAGACCTTTTCCTAAAATCAACAATTGCAGTTGCTGACGAAAGTGATCCATTTGATTTTTCGTATAATGTCTCATAATTATCACTCCTGCTTGACAATCGCTGTCTTTTCGAGATCCTCACGCTTCAAATCTGCGATGAGCCAGTCTAAGTACTTCTTTGCCTTATTTAGATCTTCCAATCCGTTTTTCTTTTGATAGCGACAAAGATACTTGATGACATTTCCCCAGTAAAATCCCCGGACTTCTTTTGGTCCTCCAGCAAAATTGCGAATAATGTCAATTGATTCAAGACCATATTTCCCACAGTAGTGATTAGGTTTATTTACTTTGTCAAAACCGTTATTTAAAATTTCTTCTGTCATTTTAGCCGCTCCTCTTTAATCCAAACGCCATCCACTAATTTTCCTGTTCGATCTTTGATTTCTTCATAAGCAATATTCAAGCACTCAACGAAGTCATGTTGTAGCAATGCTGAAATTCGCATCAACTCATAAACAACATTTTTTAGTTGGTATGATTGTCGGTTAAAATATGCTGCCAATGATTGGTCCATCATAACGACAAAATAATCTTCTGACTTTGCTGCGTTTAAAAATACGAATGTATTATTATCTGGAAAGATCTCTTCTGTCTTGATGCCTAGTTGCAATGTCAAACCGATCAACACTACGGTGATGTCTCCAATGCTGTCTTTTGTAACTTCCTCATCATTCTCTGCCAGTCCTCGTGACAGTTCACCGATCTCTTCATACAATTTCAAAAATTGCTTGTTTGGATCTTGCGTTTGCAAATTCCGGTCATAAAACCAGCGCTGAACTTTTACGATTAAATCTTTTAATTGTTTGTTTTCCATCAATATCTCCTGCTTTCTGTATTCTCTGGGAATTTATAAATATGTTTGCTTGCACCCTTGAAAATCCGATCAGCAAGGGCCTTGTTATAAATTGTTTTAATATCGTTGCTCGATAAGTTTGTGTTAAAAAATGTTGTTTGACGATTGTCCAAGATTTTAAACAGTACTCGTTGTCTCCACTCATTTGCTTCTTTGAGGCTTCCGCTCATGCTACTTTCTTTTCCTAAATCGTCAAAGAAGAGAAAGTCAACATTGCTCAATAGATTCACAGCATAACTTTCTGTAAAGTCTCCTCGACCATTGAAGCTTTCTTCAATTTTTGAAAAGAGCGCAGAAGTCGAAATGAATAGCACACTCTTTGGTTGCTTGCATTCTTTAAATTTTTCATTTAATGCTTTAGCTATTCCAATGGATAAATGGCTTTTGCCAACTCCTGGAGGACCGCTCAAGATTACATTTCCTGTTTCAAATTTTAGGAAGTCTCGCAACATCCTTTTTGAAAAATTCAAAGCTTGGTCACACAACTTGTTCCCTGTATCGTAATTATCAAGTGTTTTATCTTCCAATTCCTTGGGATAGATGCTCTCACGATCAAATACTTTGTATGTATTCGCTAGAACTGACTGGATAGCTGCTTCTTGCTTTAAGTGTTCCTGCAATTCATTGATTCCTTCTTTTTCGCATTCTGGACAAATGTCAATCGATTGCTGGGCTCCATTGATCATGACTTTTGCATTGATCATCTTTGATCCGTGCTTATTACATATTTTTGGTTCGCTAGTTGAACCTACTTCATAATCCTGATGCATTAAAATCCCAACCTTTCATCTTGTTGCTGAGTTGATGCACTCGAAGGCATCTTTTGATTTAAGTACTTTTCAAATTTAGTCGCATTAAACAATGTGTCTGGTGTTAAATACTTGAACATTTTTGAATCGTTTTTCCACTCAATGGTTTTTACATCAATGACATGTTTAAAGTCATCTATTGAGTAATTCTCACTTAAACGACCATTGATTAATCTTTGAGTTGATTTGCTAGTAGGTTTAAAATGAGATCCAGTTTTGTCATTTAGATATTTGATAATTTCGTCATAGGCATCTGATTGAGCTTTTTGCTCCTTATCTATATCTATATCTATATCTATATCTATATCTCCGTTGCCTTTTGTTGCATCGGTGTTGCATTGCAACACTTTTTGATTCTCTCGATGCTTGCGAGACCTACGGGTACTTGCTGTTTCACTACCTACCATCTCAGGAACTTGTTCGAGATTAAACTGATAATTGTCTGATGTAGTCAATAATTTCTTTTTTGTCAAAAACATCAGTGTCAATCTAATTGCTTCTGGATCTTCGTCTATCAATAAAGAAAGTTCTTCGGCTAGATCTTCTGCTAGACCCTCGAAATATAGTTTCCCTTGCTCTGCTAGACTTGCCAGCATCATTTTTAGGTAGATGATTGTGATTTCTTCTCCCCCAGGAAGCTTTCTCATGAGCTTCATTTCTTTGGAATTAAAGAAGTCGTCTTTTAGTTGTAACCAGTAATATCTACGGTTCTCAGTTACCATTCATCAGGCCTCCTTATTTGAAAATTTCGCATATTCCTTGTGGAAGAATAGTTTGACTGTTCCTAAACTGCCATGTCTATTTTTTTCAAGGATCAATTCTGTAACATTATCAGGTTCTTCCTGCTCGTCACGATTGTAATAAGCTTCTCGATAGAGAAATGCTACTATATCAGCATCTTGCTCAATCGATCCTGACTCTCTTAAATCTGAGAGCACGGGCCTTTTGTCGTTTCGCTGTTCAACCCCACGAGAAAGTTGACTCAATGCAATTACTGGAACTTTCAATTCCTTGGCTAATATTTTTAATTGCCTTGAAATCTCAGACACTTCCTGTTGCCGATTTTCTCTTCCTCTACCAGTAATTAGTTGAAGATAGTCAATTACAATCAATCCAAGGCCACCAGTCTCTTGAGACAATCGCTTGGCTCTAGATCGAATCTCAGCAATCTGAATTCCTGCTGTATCGTCAATATAGATTTTTCCCTTTGCAAGTTGCTCTTGTGCCATGATCATCCTGCGCCATTCGCTTTCAGAGAGATTCCCTGTTCTGACATGATACGATGGAATCAAGCCTTCGGCTGACAGCATACGCTCTACAAGACTCTCTGCCCCCATTTCAAGAGAGAAAATTGCCACTGGTTTCCCAGCTCTTATTGCCACATTTTGGGCGATATTAAGAGCAAAAGCTGTTTTTCCCATCGCTGGCCGTGCTGCAAGAATAATTAAATTATCAGTGTGTAGACCAGTCGTGATATTGTCAAAATCTGTAAAACCTGTTGGTGTTCCTGTTACATCACCAACACGTTGTGAGCGCTCGTCAATAATTGACTGCGTCGAATCAATGACATCAATAATTGGACGGAAGCCAGTCTGCTTGTCATTTGCTATGTTTGATAATGCTTGCTCGGTCTGAACGAGTATGTCATTTAGATCTGATTGACCATCATATACGTTGGCTATCGTTTGATTGAGATCTTCAATAACCTTTCGTGCTCTTGCTTTTTCTGCTACAACCTTGGCATAATGTTCAATGTGAGAACTGGTTGGGACAGCATTGATAAGACTAGCGAGAAATGCCATCCCTCCAATTCGGTCAAATTCTCCTATTGAATCAAGAGCTGATTTAACTGATACGGGGTCAATAGGTTCTCCCTTGTCCGACAAATCTTCCATGATTTCGAAGACGATGCCATGTGATAGTTTGTAAAAACTTTCTTTTGTGAGGTACTCTGAAGCAATTAGGATTTTATCTGGATCGACAAATATTGATCCGATTACCGCTTGTTCAGCAAGAATATCATGAGGCAGGATTGTGTTGTTTTCTGCCATAAATTAGCTCCTATCTACGATATCCAAAACGCATTGCTTCTCGTGCTTCTTGAATACGTTGCTGTTCAGCAATCATCTTTTTCAATTCTCTTTTTGATTCTTTGCATCGCTCGCTAATTGAGCTGATGATGATCATTTGAAATAAGACTACGATGATTAATACTCCGACTAAGATTTCTGCTAACATTTTAATTCCTCCAATATTCTTTTATAAAAATAATTCCTGTGTTATAATTAAGTTATAGTTCTTTCAAAGCGCCTTTTTCAAAGGGTGCTTTTTATTTTTGTAGTGTTCGGCAGAATCGCTGAACATCTTCCAAATTGTAGAGATACTTTCCGCCCTTTCCGGACTGTTGAAATTGAAATTTCCCTTGGTCTCTCCACTCTTCTAGTTTAGTTCTACCCCATCCGGTAGCTTCCTGTAGCTGTTTGATCGGCACCCATGTAATGTGTCTGCTTGATCTACGCTTAGCTTCTTCCATAGCTTTGATGTTGAGTGAAACCAGCTCTTCAAAGAGTTTATCTTTAAATTCAGTTCCAAATAATTCTAGAACCATGTAAGCCTCCTTACCCGACTAAACTCATCTGTCCGTTGCGGGCTTTGATTTCTAGCTTAGTATTTGCTGATGGCTCCCAACTATTCCAATAGTCGAAAGCTTTTTCCTCGTCTTTGCGCTTTAATAAGTCATAGCGTGGGATACGGAAGTAGTCCTTGAAGTCTTTAGCAGCCTGTGAAAATACGGATTGTGCGAAATGTCGGTCACGGTATGCTTGGCTGTCTTTACCACCTAGCAACGCCACGACTTTTTTCTTACGCATTTTTTCCAATGCTAGACAGACCGAAGGGTTGACCGGTTGCTCATTCTTCAGATAATCAACATCGGCTGATAAGATGGACTGGCCTTCTTTCAGCTTTTTTAATTCCTGGAGCGCATGGATCATTGCGTCTTCTACCACTAACTCGGTAGGTTGAATTGTCACTTCATTCATTATTCAAATTCTCCTTCTAAAATGTTGCTTTCTTTGCGGATATCGTTCAGGTCGTTGAAGAAACGAAGCCCTCGACTGATAAAACTATCAAATTCATTTCGGATGATCCCGTCTGCTTTTAGGACTTTCTCCTCGTCTGCATAAATCAGACCTCCCATGCTTGCCAAAAAATCGTTTCCTTTTTGCAATAGGCTTGTGATATTCTTGTAGGCTGAGATTTGCTTCTGCACATTATTGAGTTGTCCTTGTGATTCTTCAATCGCTCGTGTCAATTCATCGTACTGAGAAGATTTCTTATCGACCTCTTCACGCTGGGCCAATGTGTCAGCAAGTTGCTTTTCGATGAATTCGGAGCGTTCTTCCATTGCCTTAACGGTTTTGGATAGTTCCTTATTCTTTTCTAGCAATTGCTTGTTTAGGTCCTGTGTGGCTTTGTAATCGTCCGGGATGACTTCCTTGATCTTTTCCTTAACTTCGATCTTGGAAGACTTGATTTTCTCGTTCTCAGCCCGTAGGCGTTCGTTCACTAGCTTGCTGAGGTTGAGTTTCTTTTTGACTTCCTGTAGTTCTCGTACCGTCGGATTGTCGCCATCTTCGATGCGTTGAATCTGCTCCTTCCTCTCTTCTTCTGGAAGAGTTGCAATCAGATGAAGTGCTGTTGTTCCTAAATTTCGTAACGTTTCGAAATTTGGAAGTTCTTTTGCTATCTTCATTGATTTACTAGCAAAATCTTTGTCAATTCCAAGGTTAGTGTACCAATCCATGAATTCCCCATGTACCAGATCGTGCTCTTTCACATGGTTCAATCGTCTGCCGATTTCCCAAATCGACTGACCAGCTATTTGCTTGTGATGACTGATTTCGAGTTCTATCTGAGATAGATTATTTGATAAAGCTATTTCGTTCACACGCTTTTTCCTTCCTAAATTTGGTATAATAAAAATAAAACGAGGTGATAGTTATGAGACTAAATCCCGATTGTATTCGAGATATTCTTTTTGTTGTAGAAAATAATGCGACGTATTCAAATGATGTTTCTGAAGAAACGATTTTCAAAGAACTTACTCCAAAATATTCTCGAGAAGAAATCCTCTACCATGTACGACAATGCGAATACAGTGGATTATTCCTCAAAGTAGTACACTATTTTGGAGGCTTCTCCATTGAGGATCTATCACCTTATGGTCATCGTTTCATTAATGATATACGTCAAGATAATAACTGGAGTAAAACAAAGGAAATTGCCAAAAGTGTCGGCTCTTTTTCACTGGATGTTCTGAAAGATATTTCATCACAAGTTATTACCAACCTCATTTCAAATCAACTTGGCGGTAAATTTTAAGTAAACAGTAGCATGGTTGCTTTCAGCCGTGCTTTTTGTTTTGATTGCCTACACATCATTTAATTTTTGGTTATTCAAATAAATGCCGTCTTTTCTTATTTTTAGTTCCTTCATTCTTTTCTCCTACTCCTCAAATTTTTCCCATGACTCATTGATTCGCAATTTTTTGTTAATGCGAAGTTTTAAGTCATCACTACCTTTTCCTTCTTTGAAAAGTTGAGTTATTGTAGCTGGACTTACACCTACGACAGTCGCTAAGTCTGATCGTGACCACCCTCTTTTTTCGAGAGCTTCCTCTACTAATGAATTCCATCGTTTATGTTGTCGGCTCATCATATTGGCTCCTTTCTGCTTTTTGTAAAACAGTAAAAGAATTAGTTAAAAACTTTATAAAATTCCTTGACATTTTTTAAAATTAATTCTAAAATTAAGGCATAGTTAAAAGACATCTTAAAACCTTTTATCTTTAATGATTCTCGCTCGCCAAAGCTATCATTTTTAAAAAAGATTTTATATGTTGTTTTGCTAACTCTTTTACTTTACAAAAACTATTTTAAAACTAATTCTAATTTTTGTCAATAGTTTTTAGAATTAATTTTAAATATTTTTTGTCGTATCTTAGAAAGGTTGATATATCAATGTTTTCGACGTTCGATAAAATTAAAGAACTTTGCCAAAAGCAAGGAATTTCGCTTAACCAATTAGAAGAAAAACTAAATTTTAGTACAAATTATCTTTATAGTATGAAAAAGGGAAATCCGAAAGCTGATAATCTCCAAAAAATCGCTGATTATTTTAATGTGTCCACCGACTACCTCTTGGGACGCACGGAAAATCCAAACATTGCGAAAGATGGTGATGCTTCTGCACCATTAGACCTCCGAGACATCGCAGCACAATCTATGTTATTTGATGGTAAGCCACTTACCGAAGAAGATATTGATTTTATTACAGCGGTATTGGAGGCACACTTAAAAAATAAATAGAGGTGCATTTATGACTGTAAAAGAGCTTTGCGCTCAAGAGGGTGTAAGCCTATGTTACTTTGACGGGAGCGACTGGCATAGTCCTGGTTTCTTTAATCCTACTTTGAACATTTTAGCGTTAGATATTAATTTGTCGGTTGAAGATCAAAAGCAAGTTGCTTTGCATGAATTGGGTCACAAAGAGCATACTCCTGCTCAATATGAGCTAAACAGGGAATACTGCGAATTGCAGGCTGACAGGAGTATGATTCATCATTTGCTTGAAGAAGAATTAAAGCTAATGGATGATATTAGGGATTTTAATTATCTTCATTTTATGGAAAAATACAGTCTGAGGACCATCGCAAATGAAATGATGGTTAAAGACGAGTTTAATTCACTAATTAGTTAAAGTTGTATACATTAGAAAAATGATGATCTTTTTTTCTAATATAACTATCCAAGAACTCATATTGAAGAAAGTAAAAAAGTGAGAAAGGAGGAATAACTGTTGAAACAGAAGATACATTTGTTTATTGATGATTCAGGTAGATTAGAAAATAACTCAAATTATTTTATATATGCTGGCCATTGTTTTATAGGAGATGATGCTAAAAATAAAGCCAAAGGACGTTATAAAAAACTTGTCTCGAAAATTAAAGAAGTAAAAGAGTTTGATTTTGAATTGAAAGCCTCAAATCTTACAGATTTTAATGATAGATATTCATTATTCAAAATTTTAAAATTTGAACTCAGCTTTTCGGTGGCAATCAAAATTTCGAACTTAAAAAGTTATATTTTAGCAGATAAAAAATCGAGACAACGCTTTAAAGATTACGCACTACGACGTATTGTTAAGAAACTTTTCCAATCTCTTATAGATCAAGGTTTGGTTGATCCTGAACAGGAAATCGAACTACACGTCAATATTGATCAACAAGGATTTGCCACGAACGGATTATACGGACTTGGGGATGGCATTTTTGAGGAACTACACGAAGGTATCCACAATTTTAATTATGGAACTTTTTACCCACCCATACTTACAGGAGATTTTAATGTTCTAACTAGGTCATGTGTGTCAGAGAATGATTACCTAATTCAAGCAGCCGACATTCTAGCGAATAGAATTTGGAATTCATATGTTCAAAACAACGTTTCATTACGAACTATACCTAAACATATACATCTATGGCTACCTTAATTTTTTAAAAAACGTCAACTAATTAGTTGACATAAGACCTTGCAGTGTTGTAAAATATGTATACAGGTTGAGAAAACACTGTCAAATCAAACAGTTAAGAGATTGATTAATTAAGCGTATGTGAAGTACGTCTCCCTGTTTGGAAAAGGTCTTGTTCAAAGAACAAGATCTTTTTTTATTTCAAAATTTTATCAACCAAAAATCCCCACACTCGCCCCGACCAAAGTTTGAGTGTGAGGATTTCGTTAAAGTAGATAAAAATTGACTGATAGAAGGTCTCTTTTTATGTACTCATTTTACCAAGAAATGGGGTATAAATCAATGGAAATCAAGTCTTATAAAAAGAAAAATGGAGAAACAGCTTACAGATTCCGGATTTACGTAGGTAAGGAGAACGGAAAAGATAAGTATGTCAAGCGTCAGGGCTTCCAGACAAAAGCCAAAGCTCGAGCAGCACTCCTCCAATTACAGGACGACCTAGAAAACGGGGAGCAAGCCAAGAAAGAGATCACTGTTGAGGAAGTAGCCAAGAAATGGCTCAAGGAGTACGCTGATACGGTGCAGGATAGCACCTACATCAAAACCTCTAGCAATATCAGGAATCACATCCTCCCGGTATTAGGAAGTCAGAAGATCGCTTCTCTCACCTCCCTCCAACTTCAGGAGCAGGTCAATGTCTGGTCCAAGCAATTAGTACATGGGCGCAAACTCAAAGGTCTTGTAAACAATATCTGTAAATATGCGATCCGCCACGGATATCTTACGATCAATCCGATGGATAGCGTTATATCTATGACTAAGAAACAGACTGAGGAAAGGGATGATTTTTATGATAAGGAAGAACTAAAATCTTTCCTTGAATTGGTAAATCGGACCGATGATCTACGGAAAAAAGTCCTATTTCGTCTTCTGGCCTTTACAGGGGCTCGAAAAGGGGAGGTTTTAGCTCTTGAATGGAAAGACTGGACTGATAACACTCTGGATATAAACAAAGCCATTACGAGGGGATTTGAGGGCGAATACGTAGGACCGACCAAGACAAAAAATAGCATCCGTCTAATTAGCCTCGATCCAAAAACAATTGAGCTATTGAAAGAATGGAAAGAATGTAATTCAGGATCTACTTATATCTTTGAAAATGAACTAGGTAAGCCAATTCCTAGCACATTGCCACGTAAATGGCTCTTGCAGATTGTCAAAGAAACTGATGTCAGGCCTATCAAAATACATGGTTTTCGTCATACACACGCAAGCCTTTGTTTTGAGGCAGGCATGACACTCAAGCAGGTCCAGCATCGACTAGGACACAGTGATCTCAAGACAACCATGAATGTCTACACACATATCACCAAGCAAGCCAAAGATGACATTGGTGAGAAATTTGCTAATTATATAGATTTTTAAACCCATAAGATATCAGGACAGACTCTTTTTTAAAAAAAGGGTCTGTTTTTGGGTCTGTTCATTTCAAAAAGGTATGGGAACGAATAGAAACTATAAAAATAAAAAACGTTGAAATATCAACGTTTTAAGAAGTTTTAAGAAGTTTCAAGAAGTATATATGGAGCCGGTGGGAGTTTCTAAAACTCAATCATATCGCTATTTTTAGATTTTGGGGTCTGTTTTAGGTACTGACTTCTAAAACTCCACAAGTTCAATGCTCACATTGTTAGTTTAGCATAGCTTTCAAGAAAGTTCAAGTTTTATTTTTATCTTAGATACAAAAGGAAGTCATTTAATAGGAAAAGATTTTTTGATAAGTATTTGAGGTTATAACAGACAATCTCCAAAATGTCTGTTATAAACGCAAATTTCAGAGTAAATAAAAAAAGCCCTCCCAGATTCGGGAGGGTTAAATCATCTTATAAAGTTTCTGGCCACGGGTCGTCTGTGATATACGACATATCAGTAAACCGCAAGTCTCCGATATCACGATCTGTTGGCACTGGATCATCGAATTGTAAGCGTAGCTGGTTGCCGTCACCCGGCCCACCTAGATAGAAAGTGCCAAGGCGCTTGCCCTTGTCATTTGTCATAATACCCAGTTTTGAGCTGGTCGCACGAAAACCGACGGGTATACCGCCAACATTTAAAATCACCACGTTACGCTCACGGTC